TTTGAAAGCGCCTAAATACAACAAAGAAGCGCTCCATAACCTCATGACCAGTCTCGGTTTCGATCACACGCTATTTAACGCTGGCTGGCTAGTGGTCAGCCATTACCGATGAGGCGCGAATCAAAATCCGGCTGACAGGATTCTCCGAATGCGTATAAATCGGAGGTATGTGGTTCATGCGCCCGAAGATCGACACAACCGACGCGATGACATGGCTCAACTGGCTGGTGCCGGGTGGGCCGTGGACGCTGGTCGCATGCAAGGGCCACGATCCCATCGAAGCGCGGCTTTGCAGCGCCGCTGACGCCCCTTCCTTCCTCGCCAGCCACACACAGCGGGGCCGCATTGTCCGCGTGCTCCTGGGCCAGCCTGCGCCGGGATGGCGCACTTCCAAAGATGCCCCACCCATCGTGCAGTCGCGCTATGTCGGGCTGGCCACATCGATCGCGCGCTTCAAGGAGTTGGACGAGGCCGCGCGCCCGTCGATATGGATCACGGCGCAGGATCACGCAATTGCGGTGTGGCGGCTGAGTTTGCCGATCTCGGGAGATGAATCGCTCGCCGCAATCAGGAAGTTTGGCGCGGAGTTTGGCGGAAAGATATTGCCGGATATGATCCCGGTCCCGGATCTCGGGAATGGGTTCGCCCGGCACTCATTCCGGTTCGACCGGGACGCGATTGTGTGGCGTGGGCAGTTGCAGTTCTCGCGCGGGCCACAGAAGGCGGCGCCGACCGCAACCCAGCAGCGCAAGCTCGAAGAGACGTTGCGACAGTTCAAGATTGGCGCGACCGTGACCGGCATGCATGTCGGGCCGGTTGTGACCTTGCTTGATGTGAAGCTCGCGCCAGGCACGAAGGCTTCTCAGGTCGTTACCATCGCAAAAGACATCGCTCGCGACATGGGTTGCACCTCGGCGCGCATCAATGAGGCCACGGGAGACGGCACAATCGGCATCGAACTTCCGAACAAGAAACGGGAGACGGTTACGTGGCGGCAGATGATCGAAAGTGACGCCTTTCAAAACACAAAGGCCGCGCTCCCGATTGCGCTTGGCAAAGCTATCGACGGCACGCCAACCGTTGTCGATCTCGCAACGATGCCGCACGTCCTTATCGCGGGCACCACGGGCAGCGGAAAATCGGTTGGCATGAACGCAATGATCATGTCGCTGATCCTCAAACTTTCGCCTGTCGATGTGAACTTCGTGATGATTGACCCGAAAGAGTTGGAGCTTGCGCCCTATGCGCGCATTCCGCATATGCTCGCGCCTGTTATCACCGAGCCGCAGAAAGCCGTCATCGCCTTGACATGGGTCGTTTCCGAGATGGAGCGCCGATACAAGCGGCTGGCTGGCGCGGGCGTGCGCGACCTGGCGAGCTTCAACGCCAAGCGCCCCGGCGAACGCATGGCCCGCATTGTCGTCGTGATCGATGAGTTTGCGGATTTGATGATGACCTCGGAAAAAGAGGTTGAGCATGCGGTTCAGCGTCTTTCGCAAAAGGCGCGGGCGGCAGGCATTCATATCATCATGGCGACGCAGCGCCCGAGCGTTGACGTTGTGACCGGCGTGATTAAGGCAAATATGCCTGCTCGAATTTCCTTCTACCTGAAGTCACGGCATGACAGCGATACGATCCTCGGCTTGCCTGATGCAACGCAACTGCTTGGCCAGGGCGACATGCTGTATTTGTCGAGCAAGGGCGATTACGGCCGGTATCATGGCCCGTTCGTTTCGGATGATGACGTGGAGGCTGCGACGCGGCGGCTAAGTGGCGGCAACGCGCCTGTTTATGACGAGGGGCTTATGTCATCCCTGGATGGTGAGGACGGCCCCACCTTCGACAGCGACCGCCGCACGACGCGCATGGACGCCGCGCTTGATGTTTACGCCACACTCACCGGCCCCATGCAAAACGCCGTGCGGTTTTTGATGACGTTTTTTCAATCTCGATTGCCGGCGACAACTGATCGTATTTTTGAGGCAGGAGCCCCGCACGGCATCCGAGACGGCGGAACCTTTTATCGGGCGTGCAAGATGCTTCAGATCGAAAGCCGCTCCAACGGCAGCAATAAGCCCGCAACACTCATTCCTCCTGCCGAATGGCCCCTGGGCTTCGAATCCGTGCCTGTCGCGATGATGGCTTAGGGTTACGCCTTCCAGTCTTCCGTGATCTCGGTCATTTTTTCCGGCAGGCTTTCCGAATAGCCACTCAACCACCCGCCGTAATATCCGTTGCTGCTGTTTCGGAACACGATATCGCAAATGCCCTTATCGGTCGTGATCTTGTAACCATACGCCGCATCTTCTTCCTGTCGTCCGCGTCCATCATCGACATTGTATCCGTCCATGCTGATTTCTTCCGCCGCAGATACGGTGCCTCCGATCAGCGCCGGAACACCGACGATATCCGCAAACCACGACTCCGAACAGCAGTCTCCGAAAACGGCAAAAGCGACAATTCCCGCGTCGGTATCAAACGCCAAAACGGACTGATCGTCGTTGATGGAAATTCGGCTTGTCTTTTTACCGACAAGCGCTGTCATTCCAGGTTCATCGCTACACATATTGTCCTTCACCTTCTGCCGTTCATTTTACCGTAATTCGTTAAGCTCTCCTCCTCCGCCAGCCGTTTTGGACGGGGTTTTGATCGATTTTCCTGGAGATACCAGGGCAACCCGCCTGATTTGCGGGGTGAGCGCGGTTTGCGGGGTAGGCTGACGCGGGGTAGCGCGGGGTAGGCGCTAACATGCACACTCCCACGCCACGCCGCAGCCACCCAAAAACCAACACTCCCACGCCAACACCGCACGTTCTTTCGCGGGCACCCCGCAGCCAATCCCGCACCTACCCCGCAAACTCATTCGCCGTGAACCACGGCCAGTACCGGACGCAACATAAACCCCTGGTAATAGGTGTACTTTCGGCGCGTCTCGATGCGGTCGCTGCCGAGCTTATTTTTCATCGCCGTGCCGAAGTCTTTCGGAGAAAGCGCCTTCAGATTGCGCGGCTCGCACCATGCAATATAGGCATCCCGGCATTGCCCTGCGGCGGCTTCTGTCCCGGCTTTTTCGATGATGGTCCCGCGCTGCATAGCGTCCTCGTACCATTCATCAACATCCCCCACATCTCGCATGTCCTCCAGGGCAGCCGCCTTCTTCGCCGCTGCCCCGGATGAACGCGGGACGGATTTACGCGGGACCGGAGCCTTACCCTTGCGCTGCTTCGGTTGCGGTTTCGTTAATTGCTCTACCTGTGCGGATGTTTTGAGCGCGGCATCAACCTGTTCGGCTGGCGACGGCGCTTCCTCTATGCGGATCGGCGCGACTGGCGCGGACACGGTGAGGCGTTTTGACTCAGGTCGCGTCGTGGGGACGTATTCCTCAAAGCGGCGGACGGAGACGCTTTCCGGTTCACGCGCCCCAAGCAGCATCAGGAGCGTGAACGGGCCGAACATGGCGACACCTTCGATTGCAAGCGCCGTCAAGATTGGCCGCGTTTCTGTGATCTGCTCATCGTCGGGCTGGTAGCCTGCGATCGAAAGAAGGCGCACAACCTTGGCTGCGGTCCCATCCGCATGCTGCGGAACGGCGCCGAGCAGTTTCAGGTCCGCGTTCTTGGTGTCGATCTGCGCCTGGATGTCGTCCGCACGGCGCGTCAATTCACGGTCGGCGGCAATGGTCGGAACCGCGTCAGCCGCTTCCCTGGAAACCTTCTCGGCGTCTATGCAGCGCTGCGCATAGGGGCGGTCGCATTGCGTCTGCGCTGTTTCCTTGGCGGTAGCCGCCTTGGTGAGCGCGGCTTTCAGTTTGTCTTCGCTCGTGAAGGTATGGGCCGGCACAGCCTTGAGCCGCGCTTCGAGATCCTTGATTTCCGCCCTCAATGCCTTGTCCTGCGAAATCGTCTCGCGCGGCTTTTGCGTCGCCTGCTCCTGCCGGTGCGACGAGTTGTCGAGCGCGTTGAAGAAACTCAGCACAAAGCACAGCGCGCCGATTGCACCGAAGCAGATTTGCGCGAACAGGTTCTTGCTTTCGCGGATCGCGAACGGCGTCGCTGCGAGGATGATCACGCACACAGTTTGGAACGTCAGCGCCGTCACTGCGGAACTGTCTGATCCGCCCGTCCGGTAAACGTCCAGCGCATGCGGCCAGATGTTCGCGACCGCGCTCGGCGATAGGCAAAGCGCAGTGATTGCGGCGGCTGTGATTGTGCGACCTGACGGCATGACGAAGGCTCCCCGTTTTCACGCTTCAAAGCGTCTTTCTGTCACAGCATCTAGTGCAAAAGATGTCGAGCCATCTAGCACGCTTGACACATAGACGAAAAGCTGCCTTACCATTTTGTAAGCGAGGTGACTCCAGAAGGCAACGCACTTATGGTTAAGTGCGCATTGCCAAGGAGCGGGGACCATGAAAATCATTACGTTAGCGCAGCAAAAAGGTGGCGTGGGAAAGACCACTGTTTGCGTTAACCTCGCTTGCCAAGCCCGAAGGCGTAAAAAGCGGGCAGTGATTCTCGATATGGACACCGAGCAAGGCTCGGCTTTTTTTTGGGGGGAGAGACGGCAGGAGGCGGGATTGCCGCCGATACCTGTTGTGCGCGTGAGGTCGCATGAATTGCCGACCGTTCTGGAACGGCTGCGCACCGAAAAAGCGGATTGGGTTTTAATCGATTTGCCGGGCCGGAATGTGCCGAGCGCCGGGCTAAGCATTGCCGATCTTGTTTTGCTGCCGTGTCGCCCTGTCGAGGACGATGTTAGGCCATCCTTAGCAACGGCCAAGGTATTGCGGACGGGCGGCGCGCGGTATGCCTACCTGATGAATATAGCGCCGTCAGCATCGGACAAATCGAGGGCGCGCAAGGTGGCTGCGGTTTTGAGCGATGCCGGGCACATCGTCGCCGGGGCGATCATCACGGAAAGGATGGGCGTCCCGGACGCGAACGCCCGAGGGATGGGCATCAACGAGCGCGAGCCAAAGAGCGAGAGCGCGCGCGAATACAGCGATCTTTACAAGTGGATAGAGGACCAACTTAAGTGACAGTGAAAGGTGAAAAGAAAATGACACTCATGAACGCCGCGAAAGATGCGGCGACCCCGCCAGAGCCGTACAAGCCAGCAGAGGTCAGACCGACGTCTAACAAAAACCATGCGATGACATTTCGCATGTCTATGGAGACAAGGGACTTGCTTGAGAAGGTAGCCTTTGAGCAACGGACAACGGTTCAGGATGTCGTGGCGGTCGCCCTAGACGAGTGGCTTCGCAAAAAAAACATCGGCAGTTTCACGTATTACAAAAAGGTCAAGTCGTCTGAAAAACAAGACAGCTAGGCAGTGAGCGGCTTTGACCGCTAGACGTCTAGATGGCAAGATGTTGCGATAGCTAGAGGGAATCGCATCATGATTTATTTCGTCCATTCAGACCAGTACATCAAAATAGGCTTCTCTGGTGTGCAAAGCCGGGTGTTTGGGGACGACACTTACAATCCGCACGCCATGACGTTGATCGGGTCAATCCCTGGCGACGTCGAGCGCGAAAGGGAACTACACCAAGAATTTTCACACCTTAGGCACAGAGGGGAATGGTTCCGAGCTCATTACAGCCTTGTCTTTTTCATAGAAGAAAAACTCAAGGAAGAGGGGGCAATTTACGTTAACAGTAAGTTCTTGGCCACATTGAAAGGGAAGGCTAACCCCGTCAGGATAGCTGAAGACATGGCTAAGCGCGCATTGAGCCACAAGAAGGACTTCGACGAGTGGGTAGAAAGAAACGACCCGGAGCGATTGGCTGAGTACGAACTTGAGTCTGCCTTAGAGGCTCTTAGCAACTATGCATTCTACATATACGAAGACGACAAAGACGGGGATGCCATTATTCAATGGGTCTTGAACCTTGTCATGGCCGTAAGAGAGTTCAACAAAGCAAGACCGATTGAGTTTGCAACCGACCGCAGCATAACGTGGTCAAGACTGCGTGCCGAAAGGTATTTCAGGCTGTTCAACCCGTTTATCGGGGAAACAGGCTTGACAGCGCCAATCCACTACGACCCGTTTGATGTTCAGAAGTATGTGAAACCTGAAATTAAGAAAAAGATCAGGTGTGTTCAGGAGATTGTAAAAACCGCTGCCGAAGACGCTAAAAACAAGCCAAAAGCAGCATAAGGAGGCCCCATGTCCGAATCTAACTCTGAAATCAACCGCATAGCCGCCGAGGCACACGAACTCCTAAAGGACATTCCGCCCGAGCGTCTACTCTCGATCATGGCCAAGAAAGCCCGCTCTTTCGGTTTCAAGGAGCAGGAGCGGGCGTTTAAGTCTGCCTTGCGTCGTTTGTGGCTGCGTCGTCTATGGGAGGAGGTTCTGGCGTGGGGCTCCTGGATGGCATTCGATAGCCCGGCCCCTGGCTCATGGGGAATGCAGCTTGCTCGCATCTTTGTGTGGATGGACATCCTGCATACGGCTCTCAGCTATCTTCCGAACCCGCCAGTGCATTGAAGGCCGCCCAATGATCACCCTCCCAGACCCAAAGGTGCCCGACCTCTGCCTGACCCTCGCAACAAAACCCGCCACAAATGACATCGACGCGGCCCGCAACATCGCCGCAACGATCCGCGAGGCATGTGGCCCGAGCGAGTTGACGCGGTTGCTTGATCGGATGGCTGAGGAGGTTGAATGGCTTCGGGCAGGGGCAGGAGGCAACGCAAGGAGGATCGCATGAGCAACCACATCTCAACCCTAAAAGCCGCCGTAATGAACGAAGCCGCCTACACAGCCGCCGTCGCCGAACTCCGCGCCAGCAACCCAGCGCGAACCGAGTTGGCGCACATCTGCCGGGCTTTGACGCAATACAATCCGGGGCCGCGCGACACGATTGTGAATATTTACGAACGGATTGAGCGATACGGCCATTGCGAGCGCAGACATGCGGCGCGGGCGGCTGTTTCGCGGCGAGTGATGCCGATTTAAAGAAGGAGGGAAACATGCTTTTGCAGGTCGAAGACCCAAAAACCAGCGAAGACTTCGTGAGGATACTTCACGACCACGCTACGCCGCTTCCGTGGCAAGAAGCAAAGCTGCACTCGGGACAATGGTGCATCATCGACGCCGAAGGGCAGGAGGTGTGCAGGCTTTCTTGCGGGGCTCGGAGTGAGGTTGTTGCCGCAATGCTTGTCGTTGCAGTGAACACCTGCGGCAGCTTCAAGGCTGTGCGCGAATGACCGCAACCCTGGACAAGATCGAGCGTCATCTCCGCAAGCTCGGCCGCACAGAAGATGCGGCGGCCATTGTGCGGCTGCGAGTGGAGAACCAGACGCTTTCGCAGCAAGTTTCGGAAATGCGCGGGATTATCGAGGCATTTCTTGGCGGCGATCCGAAAATGACGCCCATGATCGGAGGAAATCCGAATTACGTTGAGGCGTTTTTGGAGCGGGCAAGGAGCGCGACAATCCTTCCGCTTGACGATCCTCACAAAGCACTGCATCTGTGAGCAACGTCCTGCGGCGTTCGGCTCGCAGGGCGTCACCGTCGAGGCTCTGATACAGCCCATGTCTCCAACGCGCTCGGCGAAGGTTGCACTTGACCGCAACATAGAACCCCGTCCTCGATGCGGTACCGAGGGCGGGGTTTTTGCGTTTCAGGTCTTTCGATGTTTTTGCGTTTCATTCTCGTCCTCGCGCGCCTTTGCATCCAATTTATGCGTCTGGATCAAAAAGCACCGATCCTCCATCGTCCGCACACGAGCGCTCAACCCGTCATAGCTGGTCTTTAGCTCGGCCTGATTGATAAAAACATCGGTCAGCTTATGAAGATCGGCTTCGATCTTGGCCACTCGGTCGAGCATCATTTGCAAATTTGCCTTCAGAGTTACCGATTGGTAGATGATCGCGATCACGAAACCTAAAACCGTGATCACTTCCCCTATGGTTATGCCTAAGCTATTCATGTCTGCATTTGGCGTTATCGGTATGCTCACGCCATCCCTCTCGTTGTTTGCATGCACAAAAAAAGGGCCGCAAAGCGCGGCCCATCGTAATATTCACATAGGAATGAATTGCGGTTATGCCGCAGGAGCGGGCGCAGGGGCCGGCGAGACGGGCGGCGTCGGAATAGCAGCCTGTGCGGCAGCAGCGGCGGCGTTGAGGTTCGCGGCGATCGCCTGGAGTTTTGCGACCGAAGCAGGAACATCAGCGCCGTCCGCAACTTCCTGAGCAAGCAGCGTGATTGCCGCGGCTTCATTCTGCGAGGCGGTGACGAGGGATTGTGCGCCAGCTTCGACGGCTGCAACGACATCGCTAAGAGCTGTCATGAGTGTTTTCCCTTGCTGAGAGATGGTTTGGGTTAGCAGGCTGATTGCAGATGTGTTTCGATCAATCGTCGCCTGAGTCGTTTGATCAAAGCGGATCGTCCAGGCCATTACGCAGCCTGTGGCGTAGGGCTTATCAAGGTGGGATTCGAGATGTTTTCAGAAGCGGCCTGTGCTGACAAATAAAGTCCAGCTCCAGCCGAGACGATGCCGCCAACCGCATCAAGGATTGGCGCGAGCACGGAATTTGCGGTCGGCGCATCAAGGCCGAATTTGATCAGCAAGCCGGTTCCGACCATCTTGAGTGCGGATCGCACAAGGGACTGGATCTGCGCATTACCGAGAAACGTGAGTAAGAGCCTGGCGAGCATGGAAACCTCCGGTTTTACAGGCGACAAGGGGGATAGCGCTTGCTTGAGCGCCGCGAGTGTGTTCGGCCCAGCGATGCCGTCCACGGTCAAATTGTGTTCCTGCTGGAACGTCATAACTGCGGTTTGAGTTTGCGGGCCGTCGAAGCCGTCAACCGTGAGATTGAAGCCGAGCTTGTTCAGGGACTCCTGCACGGCCTTGATTTCCGCAGACGGCTCAGGAGCAAGGTTTTCGCCCTGGCTCCATTTCGCATAGGACGCAGCCAGCTTTTCGTCGTAGCGGTTTCGGCGATACCCGGCCCCGTTGTAACCCTTGGCAAAGGCGGCCCACCGATGCGCGGCCAGGTCGTCATCGATCTTCGAGTATTTGATCTCGCCGACCATCGCTTCGATCTGGGCGTCGATATTGCCCCGCATCGCATTGACCATGCTCGATGCGCTGTCGTAGCCCAAATGCTCGGCCTGGAAGCCCATTGTTTGCCCGACCCCCCATGATGCCGCGCGGTAGGCGCAATCGGCGTCTACGGCCACCGCCCGCCCGAGAAGGGCGAGCCGTCCTTTGCTCGTCCCCTGGTCCTTGTATTGTGTGGCGGGCTGCCAACTGGCGTTTGCCAGCCCATCGGTTATCGCTTCGTTGAGTTTTCCCGGCGCGCGGGCGTGGAGCTGCTGGTAGAAAATATGCCGCTCGAACAAGAATTGCGGCGTCGTGCCATCAGCAATCTCGAACGGCGCCCCGGCGCTTTCGATATCGACTACAGCAAGGAGCGCCGCAGCTTCGATGCCGTGAGCGTCCGCAGCCTTGCGAACAGCCGTTTCAACGTCCGCTCTCATTTGCGGGTCACTCCAAAATTTATCGGATATACACCCGCAGAGAATCCCACAACGGCAGAGGAAACGCCAACGAAAGCAAGGAGTGTGGTTGCGGGCAGGTTAAGCCGAGCAAGTTACGTTCGCCCACGTTGTCGCGCCGTCCGTATTGATATAAAGGCGGCTCGTCGCGCCGGCCGGATCGTCGCGGATGTAAAGCGATCCTTTGGCTGCCGAGCCAGCGGGCGCGCCGGTCCCGTGAGAAATGCCGAGCGTGGCCCCAAGCATGAATTTCGTGGCATAGGCCGCAGAAAAGAGGTGCGTCGTGTCCCCGATGGGCGTTGCATTCGTGGCCGCAGGGTAAATTCCCGTCGATCCACTCAAATAAAGCCCGTCAATCAGCGGATTGTCGCTCGTATTGAACCGCGTGCCGCCGTTGTTTGTGAACGAACCGAACTGGCCGCCGATTACAATGAAATTGCCCGGCGTGACGTTTAAATTGAAGGCGTTTACGACGCCTGTATTTGCTGAATTGAACTTCGGGTGGAACACGATGAGCAGATTGCATCCCGTGTCCGTCTGGACGGGATATGCGTTTTGGGCACCGGGGGAGACAAGAACCATTCCGCCCCTCGCACATCGGTAGTTTGAGAGATAGACGGCATTGTTCGACGCGAACCCGACAGGGCTATCAAATGTCGCCGGGCCATAGGTTAGCGCCGTTCCTGCCGAGTCGTAGAGATCGACAAAATAGTTGTCGGCATTGGCTGCGGAGATAAGCCCAGACCCGTAGAAAAACGGCGACGATCCCTCGATGACAAAGCCACGTTTCGACGTGAAAACGGTCGTCACACTGCCATCGCCATCGGCATGACATCCAAACAAGCGAACGCGCGCAGCATCACGGACCCAAAAATCAGGACTATGCCCGAGAGAAAAACAGTCGTGGACCTGAATATCGACGCAGGCGTACATGAGATAAATGCCGGGGCCGCCGCGATACGTCCGATGAGCCAAATCGCCACCCGTGGCCGTGTAGGCGTAAAATGACCAGAGGTGATTGCCTTTCACGCGCGGGAGATCACCCGAAGACCCCAATTGAATACCGCACCAGCAGTCGATATTGTTGTTTTCAATGTGCTGACGATCGACGCGAAGCACCGAAACGCCACAATAGAACCCGAGAAGGGCGCAGCGCTCGACCTTTGACCCGTAGCCGCCGCCTGAGACACAAAGCGCGCCGTTCGCCCATGTCGCAACCTCTGCCACAAAAGTCGCATCAGCAGAATCCGGCTCGGGCATGCCAAATTTCATCACGATGAGGTCTTCAAGCCCGGCGCTGTTGCCGAGCGTGATGCAAGGGTTATGGATCGTGAGCGAGGTCGCGTCGGGGACGATGGCTGACAGATTGACGCTAAGCGTAATGGTTGACGCGCCCGGATTAACGCCGCTGACGATACTGCCGAAATAGATGCCGGTCGCCGCGGAACTGACGATCGAGCCGACTTTGATGCCTGTCGTTGAACCGACGTGGATAACATTTTGCGCCGCCGCCGATGAGCCGGACGAAGTGACAGTCAGCGACGTGGACGGCATGACGATCTTGCCGACCGTATCGTAGTGGTAATTGAACGCTGAGCCGCGCGCCTGATCGGGGCGAGGGCAGCCGCCCCGGAGCGTGACATAATCCGGCACAGTGAACGGCGTGGCGTAATAAGTCTTGTTTGGGTCAAGCATGACAACGCCGCCAGCAGGAAGCACCGCAAACGCCTTTCCAAAAGCCGCCGTGTCGTCGGTGCCATAAGCAACGGTTTGATTTACAAGAAACAACGCCGTCCCTGCGTTGTCCGCAAGCGTGACCTGTGTTGCACTCGTGAAACCCGTGATTGTCGTGTAGAGCGTTGCGCTTGCTGCGTCGGCACCTGTTATCGAGATCGCATTTCCGACATCTGCCGCAGTAAATGCAGCTCCCGCGACAGTCAGAGCCGCATCCCCGCTGGCGATCGTTACCGCCGCCGTGATCGTCGTGACATCGCCCAGCGCACCGAACCAACCGACTTGGACGTTGGCCGAAGTGTCGATTTGCCACCAAGCCCCAAGCGAGTCCTGCGTGGCCATCGGGCCGGCTGACGCGCCAGGAATCCAAGGAGCGCCGTCGCTCGTGATAAACCGCCCGTTGACGGGCGCATAAGACGAGATCTGGGCGCGCGTGATCCCTGTATAGGGCATGAGCGCGGCATTGTTCGCGTTGATCTTGCCGCCAGCCACGCGCATGTTGTCGCCGGTCCCATCGTTTGCGACGGAGCCGATGTTGATCGTCTGGAAAGCCATGATTTTCCTTGATTATGCGGGCTCAACCCCCGAAGCACACCCAATTAACCTGCGCCGTATCGGAACCCGTTGAGGACGTTGGCGTGACCGTTGTGGTTGAAGAAGTGATCTTGATCTGACCGGCCAGGGTGCCCGTCCCGGTCCATGTTGCTTGGCAGTTCGGCGCCGAAGTATAGGTCGATGCTAGGCCCTGCGCGGAGCACGCGCCCGACGACATCGTGCATTGCCCTTTATCGGTTGGGTTTAGACGCGATGCTTTCAGAGCGCCGTCAACCTGCGTGTTGCCTGTCGTGTTCCGCGTTGGCAACGCGCCGCTCGGCGTAAGTGAGCCGTCATCCGTCCAAGACAAAGGACTCGTTGCGCGAACGCCCACGGCGCCAAAAAGGCTATCCCATGTCACCGTCGCGAGGAGGAGTTCCGAGCCTGCTGATCGCCCATAAATTTTATACGCATAAGCTCCAAGCTCGGCGTTCCATGAGATTTTATTTGTTGCTACGCCTGCCGACAGAGAGGATGCATTCGCGATTGTCGCCTCGGTCGAGGCAAGCGTCTCGCCATCGTAAGTCAGTGCAGAGACACGGTAGCCGTATGTCGTCGCGCCCGATCCGAGAGACGCCGTGGCCGAAACGTTGACGGGCGCCGACAGTTGGCGCACATAAAGCGGGCCGCCGAAATGATTGAACTTTCCGGCGAAGTCGTTCCGCCATGTCTGCCATGCGCCATCGCTGGCTCCGTTCGCGGTGTTCCAGTTTCCGAGAATGGTTTGATGCGGGGCGACAACGGTGCCGGGGATGTTTTTGGGGCTGTATTCGATGTTCCGTTGGTCATTAGTCCAGACCATCGAACCAAAATTAAAATTGCTCGGCCAAAGATAAATGCAGCCGACACAACGAAAACGGCCCTGGTTGACAGAGGGATAATTTGTAAGATTGAGCGTTATGGTTGCGGGGTCGGTGCCATTGTTGTATTGAACGCCGCTGTTCTCTAGGTCGATATCCCATTGCTGCTGGCCGTTTACGTCAACAATCACGCCATCCGCTCGAACGTCCCCGTTCTGAATTTGGAATATACTATTCCGCATCATGAACGCAGTGCCGGACCCCGTGAGTTGCAACAACCCAGAGCCTTTTTCCGAGAAAACATCGTAGGCATCCACCTTCGCCGAGGTGCCAAGCTTGAAGTTATAGTCGAAGGTGTTGGAGCAAAACGCCGTGTGAATTTCCATCGACGCCGTTGTGTTGATGCAACTCTTCGCCGTTTGGACATTAAACCTTTCGATATAAAGGTTTGAAGCATTTGGATTGGCGTCGTGGATGCCGTCGCCGTTAATGCCTACAATCGTTACGTTTTTGAAGTAATTGCTGTCGCCGTTGATCGTGCCAGAAAATGAGATTCCGTGATTGAATTGCCCTGAACCGGAGAGAGTGCCGGATTGCACCATAGCTCCGGTTGTCGTGTTGGCGCATGTAACGCTGCCCGCCGATGAGGCTGTCACGGTGCATTGGCCGTTATACCCAAGGGGTATCGCGCCGAGGACCGTCATCAGGCTCCCGACAGGCAAAACGGTCGAACCGGAAAATGTAAAAGTCGCGCTCGATCCTGTGCCGGAAGTGCCGGTCAAAGCCGCCTGGAACTGGCTCCCCGCGTCGTACCCATAGATGCTGCCGATCCAGACATCCTCGACCACGTTGTAAATGACCGTGCCAGGGGTGCCGGATGTCGAAAAGTCGATCGCGCTCAAAGGCGGATTTACCGTTGACCCTACGAGGCGGATTTTTTTGATCGTGGCCCCCCAATAGTCCGTGATTTTGATCATATCCACGCCGGCCGATCCGACCCAGGTCAGGACGGATTGCGGAGTGCCTGTCGCGAGAGTTGACCCCCAGCCCGTGCCCTCCAGCATCACGCCACCGGAAACCGTCAATGTCGAATTGATCGCGAATTGAGACAGAAGCACCTTGCCGGATGATATGCCTGAATTTTGCGACGTAAAATAATTGACCGCCGCCTGGATGGCTGATGTGTTGGCCGTGGCGTTGGTGGAGTCCGTTGCCGTGTGATTGGTAGGCCCGCACATTTCCGGCCTGATTATATCGCCCGTCAGCGCATAGTAAGCAGTAGATCCGCCCGCGAGCGTGAGGGAAAAGCCGCAATAAGACGCAGGCGAGCCGACATTGACATAAAGCGCCGCCCCGAGGTCGCCGTCTGTAGCATAGCCTGTTGTTTGTATGGAACTTGGTGCCGACGAAGGATGATATCCAGAAACAAGGCCCGTGACTGTCGTTGGCCCTGAGCTTGGCGGAACCGGCCCCACCGTGCCATTGTCGAGAAGGACGCACGACCCTGTTCCCGTGCAAGCAGCCGAAACAGGCGCGCAAAAGGCTACAAGCGCGACAAAAAACGCTAAAAGTCTAGTCATGGATGGCCCTCAGAAAAGGAAGACAAGGGAATCGAACGTGCAATCGGCGTTCCCATTGTTTGGGTATGTGATGGTGATCGATCCTGCCGTTTTCGTTATTGTCAAAAACGGGTATATATTTCTGGCGTTTGCTGTCTGACCTTCGAGGAACAACTTGCTATTCGTAGTAATTGCAACGTTTGAAATGGTATATGTTGTTGCCCCGCCCGCCATAGAGAGCGTAAATGCGCCAAACAAGAACATCGCAAAATTCGCGTTGATCTTGCTGCCTGCAATGCGCAGCGTGTCCCCGGTCCCGTCGTTCGCGACGGAGCCGAGCCCGATGGACTGGAAAGCCATGTTTTTCCTTGAGTTGTGTTAGCCGGTCAGGCTGCCGAGACGAAGTTCGTCCAGCCGGTGCTTCCGTTCGTATTCACATAAAGCCGGGTGGACGTGCTGTTTCCGTCTGCTCTGATATACAAAGACCCTACGCCGGCCGTCAAAGATCCCGCTGGCGATCCAGAGCCGATAAATATGCCGACATTGGAATTGAGCCGATAGGAGGCGGCATAAACGCACCGCCATCGTACCGAACCAGACCCCCAATCTGTCGCGTTGTCTGACGTTGGCGTGGCCGGAAGCCGGGCTGCCGCAAGTGTTCCAGATGATATATTTGCAGCGTCCGTTGTGTCGGTGGTTGCGCTCGCCGCAAGACCGGAAATATCACCAGCAGCCGGCTGCGCGGATGCAGGAACACCGCTCGTGCTGATCGAGGTCAGGAATTGATGCGTTGTGGCTGTTTTTGATTGCACGCCGCCAAGTGTCGATGCTGAGGGATTTGGAAGCTGTGCGGCAGGCAGAGTTCCAGAGCTGATGTTTGAGGCGATTGTTGTGTCCGTTGTCGCGCTTGCCGCAAGCCCCGTAATATCGCCGGCAGCGGGTTGCGCGGATGCAGGGACACCGCTTGTCGATATGGATGTTAGGAATTGATGAGAAACAGCGGCTTTTGACTGAATACCGCCCAGCGTCGATGCGGATGGATTCGGAAGGCGTGCAGCAGGTAGCGTGCCGCTCGCTATGTTCGAGGCGTTCGTTGCGTCTGTGGTTGCTGATGCCGCAAGGCCCGAAACATCACTTGCAGATGGCTGCGCAGACGCGGGCACGCCGCTTGTGCTGATCGAGGTCAGAAATTGGTGAGAAACCGCAGCCTTGCTTTGTACACCGCCAAGCGTCGATGCTGAGGGATTTGGAAGCTGTGCGGCAGGCAGAGTTCCAGAGCTGATGTTTGAGGCGATTGTTGTGTCAGTTGTCGCGCTGGGAGCGAATGCCGTTCCACCTGTTTTTGTGATAGAGAGAACGCCAGTCGCACCCAAAGTCCCATCACCGGAAACCGTATATCCAGCCACAACGGTTGACGTAAGCCATATTGGGATTTGTCCCGCTGTTGGCGTTCCGAGAATTGAGACGCCCCCGCTTCCTGCGGCCCATGTGCCATCAGCCTTGAGAAACTTCCCGGCCGCCGCATCCCCCGCAGCGGGGGCCGGGACAAGCCCCTTAGTTCCGCCGCTCCCGCTATCGCCCACAACGGGGCTGAGCAATGCCGTCTGGGCTGCGACGCTGGCCGCTGTCGCCATGTTCGCGCCAGCCGTGGAAATGGATACCCCGTTGATCTTCGTGATGGTTAGCGCGCCCGTGCTCGTGTTCAGCGTTGCGTCACCGCTAACTGTGAACCCAGCGAAAGAGCCGGTGTTGTTCCATTGGATTTGCCCAGAAGTTCCGCCTGGCGGTGTGCCTCCGGTCCCGCCGCCCGGTGGCGTTGGGAATGTGCCGTCCGTGTCAAAGGTGACATTCGGCTTCGCCCAAATCCCCGCGGCGCTGAGGTATTTATTTGTCGCTGTGTCGCCAGCAGCCGGGGCTGGCGCAAGTCCTTTTGTGCCGCCAGATCCCGCATCGCCAGCCACATTCGAGAGGAGCGCCGTTTGTGCGCCTGCATTCGCAGCCGTGAGCATCGATCGACCGGCAGCCGTCGCATCGGAAACCTGAGACGCCGATATCGAAACCGCATCACTTCCACCCGCTGCGTGCGTCGGTGCGTGCGGCGTAACGCCTGATGAGGAACTTGCCGCATCGAACAGCCCCGATAATTTCTGCCACCAGTCATGGGTCAGCATCCCGGTCGCTTGATCTACGATCCGGCGTGATATCGGTTTGGTGACGGTCATTCGGGCGCGGAGATTTGAGGGATATCGACAACGTGGGCGCGTTCAAGGCGCGGCGCCGAAGAAGGTCGATCGGCACGGCGCACCATTTCCTCACGAAAACTTTCAGTAGCGGCGGCACCAGACCTTGCCGCGTTGGCAACCTCGACCTGCATCAGCGGAAACCACGCGACGGCGCAATGCCAATCACACACATCGACCCCCGTGTTCGGATTTTTCCCATTAAGTCCAACCCACCACTCGCATTCATGGCAGACCTTGCTCATTGGCTTATGCCAAAGCGGGCACTTCATTGTGCTCGTGGCGATGGGTTTTCCGGTTGTCATGATTTTTGGCAGAGGATGACGTTGGCATAATTGACGTTTATCGCCGAGCCAGAGAATGTGTGGCCGTGCGTCGTCCCAGAGCCGCCAGAATTGACGCTGATGCCGGTAGTGTTGGGGTTAGTTGTGTCGGTCGAAGTTCCTGGCTGGACAAAATATCCGCTCCCTCCCGACCCCCCTGTAAACGCTGTAGCATGATAATCCGTGTAAGTGTGCGTATGCCCTGGATCGCTTACGCTAAAATTTACGTTCGGCAAGTTCGCTTGCGTGATCGCCGTTCCCGAGATCGTGCCCGCCGCCGCCGCCGACGAAAATGCCTGCCCTGACGTGTACGCCGTGCCGCCCGTGCCGCCGTTGACGATCCGCAACGCGACATCGTTCAGCGTCGTGACCTGCGTCCAGCCGGTGGGCGCTGCGGCTTGGTAGAAGACCGTTTTTGTGCCAGAAGGGAAGACTGACGCTTGCCATTGCGCATATTCGACGGCGTTTCCCGCTGTTGAACCGGCAGTAAGGTTCGTTAGCTTGTGCGAACCCATAGACATATCGGCGGTCGGGGCGTTGCTCCCGTCGCGGTTCCAGCAGGCGTTCACGCCTCCTGCGATGTCTTGATCATGAAGATCCTGCATCGTAGAGAGGATGCCGATGCCGGCCGACTGTGTTTGCGCCCAAAGGTTCGAGCCCGTATATGTGCCGTTCGTCCGCGTAAAATTTCCGTTGAGCCATCCCATATCAAGCCACCGTTCCGTTACTCGCCGGACCCATCGTCTGCGTATCCCAGCCGCCATTCTGCCGCTGAGCAAGCGCCTGTGCGAGAAGCGGGCCGAGTTGGCTTCCAATCTTCGGCAACGAAGCAATTGCGCCATTCCCGACGCCGCGAGATAGGGCAGGAGCCGCAGCCTGTGCCGTTGCCTGCGTGGGTGCCGGTGCCATACCGCCGCCGCGGAGTTTCGCGAGGTAGGACATGGCCTGTTCCATAGGCGAGCCTTGCGGGGCGTTCACGAGTGGCCCGGCTGCATTCGTGCCTGCCGTGGTGTTCGCGCCGACAGGTTGCCCGGTGTTCGCGCCGACCCACTGCCCGTCTTTGTAAACGAGGTTTTCAGGCTGCTTGTATGCCGGGACGCCGGTATTCCCGTTCGGGAAGCCGGAATTTACGTCTTGGCTGGAGCTACTGCCCATTTTGGTTTCCTTGATCTGTAAGAGCATTTGCGAGTGCGCGCTGCGTGCCCCATTGCGTTGCGGTCGGGGCGATGGCGTTCGTCATGGGGCCGGATGCGAAATCCTGCGCGGCGGTGTTTTTGAGCCAGGGCTTGAACGCGCCTTTGAAGACATCCTCGCCCATCAGAAGCCCCATGAGTGCAGGCTCCGAGGCTCCAAACGGAGCGCCTATTGCGTGACCAACGCCAGCGGACGCACCTCGACTTAATGCCCCCGCAACGTTGTTTGCAGCCGTATCCGACAGGCCAGGACTAATAAGCTTCGAGCCGACCGTCTGCCCGCCATGCAAAGCCGCCGCAAGGAGAACGGCCATGCCTGCGTCATCATTCGAGGCCCCGCGCGCCTTGGCGTCAGCCGCCGCAACGCCAGCGTTTCCGGTGATGCCTCCAAATGCACGAGCAGCCCACGGCAAGCCTTCAACAAGCGCCGTTCCTGCTCGCGAGATCGGAGCCATCCCGGCAAGCGTTCCGGCTGCATTGGCCGCGCCCGCGACATAAGGGTGCCGGTTCTCGAAATCCGTCATGTCCGGCGTCTGTGTGACCGCGCCGCCTGCAATCGGAACGCCTTTTGCGACTTCCATGCCGAACGGATCGACGTTTCGCGCGTAGAAGCTGCGATCAGCCGGAAGCGGCGCGGCTGGCTGTTTATTGACGACAGAGCCTTCAAGCCTGCTTTTTTGGCCAAGCAGTTCTTGCCGCCGAGCTTCAAGTTGCTCGTCGGTCCATTTCGAAAAGTCGGTCATGGTGTTCCTATCGAGCCAGAGCGCGCGCCAGATCACCCAGCCGCAGCTTTTCGCGCCGCCCGGTGAGTGCGTGTGCGAGTTTGTCGTTTGGCCGCTCGGGTGGTGCAGGAGGGGCGGGGAGGGGCTTTGCGGGGTGCGGCGCGGCGCGGCGTGCGTAGGTTATGCGGGGGTCGTTGGGGTCGAAGGTGCCACGGTTTCCGATGGCGCTTTTGATTTGCGTCGGGTCAATGACGGCGATTTCATTGATTTTTCCGTTTTCGTGAAAAATAAGGGCGTCCGGGGTGCGATTTGGATCGGTCCCTTTCCACCTCGGCCATTCCTCCGTCGCGCTCTTGCTTTGGTTGTAGTAAGCGGGATTTTCGGCCTTTATGTAGGCGGGATACATCAATCCTGTATTCTCGGCCGTGTAATGACCTGCATACTCGGGGTGAGGGCTGAAAAACGATCCGTCCCTAAATTGCATAAGGCCGAACGGTTCGTTGTTCTCTTTCGCTTTCCTGAATCGTTCCAAAGTGTTCTGTGGGTCGCCGCGTTTCCCGCCGCCTTCTGGCAAAAAAGCTTCGATGTCCGGCGACGTGGTGCCGTGGTAAACAACAAGCGGCTTACCGTTCTTGTCTACGATCTTGCTTTTCCCGAACCACTTGCGAAAAGCTGGCGTATCCGTCTGCAAAGTCGGCTTCGTCGCTTCTTTCGCCGCCTTCGAATAATCCCCCCGCAAAATCCCTTCGAGCGCATCCTTAACCGGCGCAATCTGCTCATCCGTCAGCGCGCCGTGCTTGTAAAGCTCCATCATGTGAGACGCGGCTTCTTCATCCATCGCGCTTTTCATGGCGCGCGGGGAGCGATCGCTGTATGCGTCTTCATAAGCTTCGCGCCAAGTTCCAGGCAGCGCTTCTTTCCAACTTGGATCGCCGATCTCTTTCAGGTAATCTTTCGCTTGACGATCCATAATTCCGAGGGAATCAGAATGTCTGACAAGAGCTTGCCTGATGGGCGCGGGGATATTCCGCCAGTTGGCGTGAACAACCTCGTGAGCGATAGCGCCGCCAGTAAGCCGCGCCGCCACATCACTTTGAACGTTGCCGGATTTAACGCCCACATCACCAGACGGCGCGAAAGAGCCGAGGCGGAAGCTGACAAGGCTTCGGGTGTCGGGGTCGTAAAAAGCCCGAGCATGGGAGATGGCGTTGCTATCGACGGGCAGCATAAAGGTTGAGCCGTCAGGGTGCTTGAATGTCGCCTTGTACTCGCCGGGACCAGAAGACTCAAGCGATGCCAGCGCGCCGAGTTTCGTCCCTTCTGGGATCGCCGCGACGTAGGGCTTCATCGCTTCGTGCGCGGCTGTGATGATCTCATGCGGCGCTTCGACGGCGCGTCCTGCCGCGAGTTGAGACATGGCGTGGGTGCGGGCTTCGGAGTCGCCTTTCAGCGCATAAGCCTGTCCGGGGCCACCTTCCGAAAGCGCCTCGTGCATTTCTGGCGTGATGCGCAGGATCAGATGACCGTTTTCCGAGTCAGAATCTGGCAGCCATTCCTTCTCAAGCTTGCCGCCCCACTGCTTGGCGTAATCACCGAGCCAGCGCGGAAGCTTCTGATCGTAGAATACCTTCAGAGAGCCAGATTTAGCGCTGTTAGCGGCCTCAACCTGTTCGGCGTCTGGAAGCACAAGAGCATCATAACCGCCCTCCACGGCCTTCCTGAGAGCCACCTTGGCCGCCATCTGCCAAGTACGATCTTTTTGATAGGCGTAGGACGGCACATTCTCGCCGGGCCGCGCCGCGTCGGCACTGAAGCGGCTTTGAATGTGGTTTAGAAGTAGCCCTGTGCCGCCGTCTGGCATCGGGATATCGGAATGCGTGACGTGCGCGACCACAGGGCCATGCTGCGCTTTGCTGCCCTCTTCCTGATTCCAATGCGGCTCGGAGTATTTGCCTTCGAGGTCGTTTGCGCGGATCAGCGTCTCTTGATAATTCGTGCCGCCAGCAAGCCGCGTGCCGGGGTATTGCGTCTCGTCGTCCTTGATTTGCGCAAGCCGCTCGTCGGCAGCCTTTTTCGCCTGCTGTGCTTCAATCACATCGTCGCGTTTGACCGAGCGCGCTTCGTCGGGAAGCTGATAAAAGCTTTCCGTGCGGTATTTCGCGGCGAGGCGTTCGAATTTGTCGGTTGCGGCGTCAGCCTCGGCGCGGGCGTCTTCCGCTGCGTCGCGGCTTAGCGTGCGCTCTTCGAGATCCGGCGCATTGCCGCGCAGATGGTTGAGGAGTTCGGTTTTCGTGACCGATTTCTTGCCTGCCAGCCAATCTTCGGTGCCCGTATGCGCGAGATAATCTTTCGCGCCGGGGAGCTTGTTCAGCGCCGCGAGCCATTGTTGCGGGGCGGCTTTGTCTTGCGGGAAAGTTTCGACGGCGCGTTCAAAGGGGGAATGGAAGCCGCGAAGGGCAAACATTTTGCCTTCGTTCGGCTGCGCATCGGGGTGCTCGGCGTGGATCTCACGAATGGCCGTCTGCGCGCCCGACATATTCGGAAGCGTCCCCCACTCGGTATCTGATGGCTTCAGGTTCTCGATCTGGTCGATGTCGAAATGGCGCGGAGCAAAAGACTTGACCGGACCTTTCGACGTACTGCCGCCAGTCTGCACGCCATGAACGCGAGCGCGGCTTCCTTCAACGTCATTCACAAGTCCGATGCGGTGCGGGGAAAACTCCCGAGGTGCGCCTTGGTACTCAAAAGCAAGAGGCTGACTCGCCTCCATTGCCTTGTAAACTTGGTCGTAAAGATCGGGGCGAGTGCCTTTTTCTTTGTGCGGCACTTGCTCAAGTGTCGGGTAGCGGCCTCTTAAGCCGTTTTCGTGTGCAGCCTCGGCAGGACCGGGCCGCGCGGCGGTAGCTCCAAAAAGTTCTTTCTGATTTTGTGCGTCACCGAACAGCCCTTCATGCTGCAACTCAGCGTTCCCGCCTCGCAACGGCTTGTTGGCCTGCGCTTGCAAGCGCTCTCGATCTGTTACGGGGGCGACGCCAGGAATAAGCTGTTGAGGCTTCCCTTCGGCCCCAGCCTCAAATTGAGGTTCCGGTTTCGCGGACTGCGACGCGGCTCGGAATGCTTCCGGGCTTGGTTCGCCGCCGCCGTTCTCTTTAACGAGGCGATTATACCGCGAAAGCCATTGGTGCGCCGTCAGGACTTCGTATTTATCCTGATTTATGGCTTCAGCGGTCTTTCTTTCAAAGGTTTCAAGAGCGGGCTTGCCAGTTTCTTTTGAAACGACAACCCAACTGCCAGACATGCCATCGTTTAGTTCTGGGATTGGCCTTGCGTTGGGGTTGGGGTTGACGGTTGCGGCTGCGTTGCCTGCTGGAGCGCGGCCTGCGCCTTCTCCGCTTGCGACTGGCGCAACTTCGCCATGTTCTCCGCCGCGCTCGCGATTGCTGAGATCTGCGCTTTCGCGTGCGGCACGGTCGAGAGTTCCGCCCGGCGCCGCAACATCGCTGCGGCTTGGTGATAGTGTTCCGCTGGGTGTTTCATTGGCCTCCCATCCTGGAAAATAATCATGATGCGCAATGGTTTGGATATGCTGTTCAGGCGACAACGTATCACTAACCTCGCGCACGATCAAATCGTGGATCACATCGTCGGGATTCTCTCCCCGCGAAATGCGCGTCGCGGCCTCGTCCTTAAACGCTTCGGGGAATGCATCGAAGTCTTGAGCGAATGTCGTGCCGTGCTCGGCGTCGATCTCGCCAAGCTTCCGGCCCGCTTCGGCGTGAAGCCGCTGCTGCTCGGCAAATTGCTGATCGTTGACTTGCTTGGTGACGTGGGTTTGGTCGTTACCGTAGGGCGTGACGCGTTGCTTTGCGATCAGGTCGCGAGCGAGCGTATCGTAAAAATCGGGGAGAGCATGCGGCGATTCGGCATTTGGGTCGGTGTAACCCATGTAGCCGTGTTCTATCATCGAGCCGAGGGCTGTATCGTGAGGCTTGCCCTTATTGCTGATCAGGCCAGGGAACTTCTGCGGCGTGATGCCGAGGTTCGTCAATTCCGTGCTCGGCTTGATGCCGCCGTTTGCCTTCAGGAAGCCGAGAAGCGACAACGGCTCGCCGTTGGCTTTATGCGTTTTGAACCCGGCGCTTGGAGGGGCCGCAGGAGCGCGCGAGACTGGCGCAGCAGGCTCGACGTTGGGCGCTACGGCAGGAGCGGGCGGCGCTTCCGGGGCTGTGCGAGCTTCTGTGGGCGTCTCAGGCGGAAGGCCAATATCGGCGGGAAGGCGTTCGCGCGGCGGCTCGGCGAGGCGTGCGGACCATAGGCTTTCATCCGGCGCGTTCGCGGGCTGTTCGACATTCGTTGCCGCTTCGGGCTTCGGTTGCAAATCAGCGGAACGCAATTCTGTCGCAGGCTGCTCGGTCGGCGCTGGCTTCGGCGCTTCCGGCGAAGGCACAACGCCGTCAGGATAGAGATCGCGACGCGGGCCGGTGCCGAAGACATCGTGTTGGACCGGCTTCGGGTTGTTCCAGTCGTAGAGGTCAACGAAATAGGGCGGCGCGGAAGGTGCGGTCGGTGCGGCAGGCTTCGATTCCGGTGCCGGGGCCGGACCCTTTGGCCCTTCAAGCCCAAGCGGCGCGTGATCCACCCAATCGTTGACGCCGCGCATGCGGTCGATGAATGCGGCGTTTTCGGCTGGCGTTGAAAGCTTCGGCCCTTTGATGCCGGTTTCGCGCCCGTAAGCGATGCCATAAGGGTGCGCGAGTCCGGCTTCCATCGTCGCGCCAAGCGTCTGTGCTGTTTCCGGGTATCGCGCAACGGCTTGTGCCTGCGCTTCCTGTTCGGCGCGCTGGTATCTTTCAGGCTCGACGCCAGCGGGAAGGTCGCGCGTTCCAAAGCGAGAATAATACATCGTCCGCGCGGCGTCTGCGGCGGTCCCGAGGTTCGCTTGCCCGGCAGTCAGGCCGGGGATCGGGTCCAGCATGGAAGCAATGCCGCCCGCGTCGGAGGCGGACGGGTTTGCGTAAAACTCGCTCGCTTCCTGGCCTAAGCGCTTGCCGCGCTCCTCGATGCCGTGGCGCAGGCTTTCAGGCACATAGCTCCACGCTTTCGACAAGATGCCGGGTTGCTCGACGGGCGCATGATCAATCCAGTCGCCGGGGTCGGTATTTGGAGCGGCCGCAACAGGGGCGTGCTCGATCCAGTCGCCAGGATCGACGGAAGGCGTCCAGTCGGCCATGTTACTGCGCCTGCGGCATTGCGGGAGCGGCGGCGGTCATAGGCTGGCCGTTTGCCGAATAGAAGCGGCCAGCGGGGTCTTGCCATATTTTTTGCGATGGGCTGAAGCGAGAGCCGACCGGGACGCCTTGCGGAAGTGCTGGCTTGACGGGAGCGGCGGGAGCACCTTGCGCAGCCTGTGCGGGCGCTGGCGCTGCGGCCTTCTGCCGGTTTGCGCGCTCGGCATCAATGCCAGCCAACTCCGAGTGGACAGCGGCCAATTCAGGCGGCGCAGCAGGAGCGGCCGGCGCATTCCCGACTGGCTTCGTCGGTGCCGCCGAGTTTTCCGCGCCGGATTCGATCATCTTGCGGCGCTGTTCAGTCCAATGCGCGGGAAAATGCGTCCAGATGTCAGGGCGATCCTTGTTGTCCTGTCGGAACTTTTCCCACGCCGAAAGCTTGTCGAGCGGTTCGTTCGCGATTTTCTCAAGGCGATCCATGACGCGCGCCGCGCCTTGCGGGGTCATGAAGATGTTCGGGTTGTTTTCGAGGAACTTCTGAAATTCCATTTGTGTGCCACGCGGCGACATCTGCTTGACCGCCTGCACGGCAAGATATGCCGTCTGCTTTTTGAACGCCTCGACATCGGCGACGTTCGTATTGAGCCATTTGTTGACGGTTTCCGGGGCGACGCCAGCAGTGATGAAGAGATTGCCGAGGCGTTGCCGCGTTTCGCTCGTCGCGCCAGGCGTGAAGCCCTGCATAAGATTGCGCATCTCGGAAATCGTGCTTTTGACGCCAAGCCCGGCCTCGGCCTGCTGGTTGATTTCCTTGTCGAGCGCCTGGACGCCTTTGCCGGCGTCCTTCAGGGCCTCTTTCTTCGCATCCTGACGACGCGCCCAATCGGCCATTTGGCCGGGCGTACCGTTCAAGGGCGGCTCTTCGATGGCATCCGGGGCCGATGCGGGCGCTGGCGCTGCGGCGGACGGTTGGCCAGTCGCGGCGTCCTGCGCTGGTTTCGCAGGTTGCGCTTGCGGCTGGTCGCCCTGCAAGATCGGGACGCGGCGAATACCGGCGACGTTGCCTTTTTCATCGTAAACAGGCTGGCCGTAGCCAGGGTATTTGACGCCGCCACCGGCATCGAAGGGCATGTTTTCGAGTTCCGGCTTGGCTGTAAGCCCGGTTTGTCGCCATCCGGTGAAATCGTTGCCAGCCCACACGCGACCGTCCGGCGTGGACTTTTGCGACGGCAAAAGCGCTTTCTGGCGTTCCTGCAAAAGTTGCATGCCTTGCGCGTAAGTCGTCGGGTTCATCAGGAGCGCGCGAATTGTGCGCTGCGGGTAGACCGATTCAATGTCTTGCGTCGGCGGATGGAACGCGCCGGATGGTGTGATCGGGGCCGCGCCACCAGCCGAAGCGGCGGCTGTAAATGGGTTTGGCGCCGTGGGAGCCGCGCCTATTGCGCCGCCGCCCGATGAAGCAGGGGCTTGCATTGGCGCGGAATGTGGAGAACCGGAGCCGCCGCCGAGCAAAGAATCCGCGATTTGAGACTGATATGCCTGCTGCGCGCCGGCATAGTCGTTCATCATCTTATTGCCGGCCAAGAGCATTCCAAGCTTGCCGAGCGTCGTCCCCATACCCGGTGCCTTCGTGCCAGCAAGAGCCTCCTGCAAAAACGCCTTGCCCATCTCGGCATTGTACGGATTTGGATATGCGTTGCCGTTGCTGTCCGATTGTCCGCCACCGAGAAACGTCTGCGGCACACGGGCGAGCGCATGAGTGAGATACGAGATCGGGCCGCCGCTGTCGTCGGATTGAGCGGCGTCAGGGGCGGGAGCAGGTTGATAAGGCACGCGGCCTCCATCTACGAGAGCTTGTGTCAGTTGATCTTTTGTGTCCGCAGGGACCGCAGGCGAAGCGGAGTCGAAATTGTTCCGCCAGTCCCAATATCGGTCATGCCCGCGCGCATCGGTGCGGCTCGGGTAAGAAAACGTCTCCCCGCCGTAGTTCGCGACGGGCGTGTACATGCCGTTCGTGTTTCGGCGCGCGGCAAAGTCTCCCGAGGCGTTGTCGGTCGCGTAGTTCGAGATGTTCGAGCCGTCGAGCGCCGCGCCGAGATTGTACTCGATCATGCTGCGCGTTCTGGGGTTATTCAGCGCGCTCGGATTGTACCCGGCATAATAACCGCCATAGGGAGAGAGCCTGCTTTCCTGCGCGAGTGTCGTCCCCATCATGGACGCGCGGTTCATCATGCTTTCGAGGACCGAAAGATTTGAGCGCGGATCGAGGTTTTCGCCAGCCGAAACGGCCATGATGTGAGCGCGCAGTTGCGGGTTGTCCTGCAACTCCTTCGCAAAGCGAGCGCGATCGATCTCCGAGCCGTGCTTGTCGGTAAACGGCGCAACGTCGCCAGCGCCAGCGTCAGGAAGCGCGGTCGGCGAATAATCAGGCGGGAGCGCTGTACCCGGCGTGAATGGGTCGAGATCGGCCATTACAGGCGAACGCGCTTGGTTTCCGCATAGGACGTTGATCGCCGCGCCGCGTCGCCAAGCGGGACCGATTCCGTTTCCTCGTGGTCGGGGTCGTCGTGCGGCTCGTCGGCGAGGTGTTTGGTGCGCTCGTTCAAGCCCTGCACCGCAGCGAGAAGACGGCCAGCAAGATCGGCGAGGTCGATTTCATGTCCGTTCGAGCCTTCAGGAAAGATACTTTTATAGTCCTGAGCCATCGGCCCCGTTCGCTGTTCCGGTAGCCCAAACTTCGCCTGCGCATCATCCTTGTATCGGTAATGATCGACGGGGAGCTTCGACAGTTCGAGCAAAATCTGCTCGTGATCAACGGGCTCGCGGTCTTCTTTCAGGTTCTTATCGGATTTGTACATCGCCGTGCCCAACGACGCGCCGCCCAGAATCATGTTCATCGTGTTCTGTTGCTGCTGGTTGTACGCGTTAAGCTGATCCTGATACGAGTTCTGGACGTTCTGGCTGACGTTCGTCGGCGTGATCGAGGTCGGCGAAGTCGCAATCGCACCGGGAGCCGCGCCGAGCAGCGAGTTTGTCGGTGACATGGCGAGGACACTTTGCAACGTTTGATAGGGAAGGTTGTACTGCTGCAATCCCTGATTAAAGAGCGTGTTCTGTTCGCCCGCGCCGGTCACTTGCGCCTGATTTGCGAGCGAGCCCCATGCCTGATTTTGGTTCTGCTGAATGGGGTTCATGGTGTTGTTCCATGCTTCCCCGCCCATCGGCACGCCGCGATTTGTCAGAAGCGTTTCGGCGTTCGTCGTCTGCCGGTCGAACTGCGGCTGCAAATAGCCCGCCATCGAGTCGAAAGCGTTCTGGCCGACTTGATTGACTGTCTGCGGGTTGAAACTCGTCGGCAGTTGATTGACAAGGCTGCCCGCTGTCCCGGTCAAACCGCCCGCGATGCCTTCCTGTCCCTGTTCGAGCGCTTGGAGCGTCGGGCTGAGCGTCGAGACTTGCCCGGTCGGGACGCCGTTTGCGTCGCGCAGGAATTGCGTTGAGCCGTAAGGATTATACTGGCTGACTGCGTTCATGCCCGCTTGGGCTTGAGCCGTGTCGATATTGCTTTTTGTGGACGCCGCGCTAGTCGCGTATGGATCTGGCGTCGAGGGTGCGCTTCCGCCCATCTATTTACTTTCCTTTATCCACCGGCATGCCTCGCGAGACATTCCGTAAAGAATGGCATCACGGCCGCGCGCAACGCCGCCGATCTTGACGCCCTCAAGTTTGAAGCCCACACGCTCAAGAAACTGCCGTGAACGCGCGTTTGATTTCGCCGCCTGCGCAGAGACGCGGGAGCAGCGCAAATTTACGAACGGATACGAAAATATTACGCCCAGCAAGCGCCGACTGCTTTTGCCTCGGTCGGATGCGGCGTGCATCGTTATGTCAAAGGTGCCGTCACGGAGTTGGCGATAATCCGTATACATGACAGCCCCGACGAGGTGCCCGTTCTCCGCAAAACCAATGGCTTCGTAAAGCGACGGATCGCGCGGAACGGAGCCAATATCGCGGACTTTTCGAGCGAGGTATTCTGCGCAAATCTCTTTGCAGCCAGAAACGACGCTGATCAAAGCGCCCCTGCTCCAGAAACTAAGACGTCGGTGCTATACCACGCCACATCATTCCCGCTGCTCTGCGTCTGAATGACCGCGGAGAGCGCGTGGCCTTGTCCGTAGCAGCCAAACACTTTCGGCGTGCTCAATGTCGTCGTGGACCATGCCGAGCCCCATGCGCTGCCCCACGGCGTACTCGTGCCGGGGCTGGCTGCTGTGAGCGAGATCGACGGGTCGAACGGCGCGGCGTTGAAATCTACATCGATCTGGAATTGCCCGGTCAGGCTGTACGCGGTGTAGATTTCAGGCTTGATCGCGGTCGCGGTTTTCTTCGTGCCAGGGTTGCCCATGTACGAGAAACCGGGCCGCGCCTGCGCGATGATCTGCGCGCCGTTGTCGAGGCCGCCGCCGACTTCATAAATCGCGCCATCGTTGAGCGACGAGCCCATATAGAGGACGTTGCCCATGTAGGCGAGCGAGGCGCATGGCCAATAATTGTATGTCGTCCAGGCCGGCTGTTTCGTGTTCCATACGTATTGCTTCGAGGTAGCATTCACGCCGAGCGGGACGAGGAGATAAACGAAACCATCGAAAAAATACCCGCGCCAGCCGAGATTGCCGCCATAGGTCACGTAGTCGGTCTTCCAGCTTGGCGCGATCTTTCCCCAATCGCCGAGCGCGGCCAGGTTGAAGGCGTTGCCGGACGCAATGACATCCATCGAGATCGGGCCGGCAGTCGTGATCGCGATCAACTCACCGCCCATTTTCACGCAACTGTCCGGCTCGATGAGCGGCGGCGCGTAATATTTTGTCGCCAGCGTGATATCGGTCGTGGGGTCGCCGGAATAGACGAGAACTTGCCCGGTGGACATGAAAAAGCAGGTGTAATTCTGCCAGGGGAACACGGCGAGGCAGTTCCCGCCGTCTGCAATTTGGGAGATTTGGAAGAGGGAGAGCGCGCCGGTCACGCCGAGCTGCGGGCCATAATAGACATCGCCCGAGTTGTTCTGGGTGAACCATGCGCGGAAGCCTGAGACTTTGACCGTGCGCAAATTCGCGAGCGTTGCGCCCGTGAATGTCTGGTTCGTGACGGTCGTTCCGTCGAAGCGCCACGGCGTATCAATGCCGTTGACGGCGAAAATATAGCCGTTGAGGTAATCGGTGGACCAGTAATCGCTTGCATACCCAGCCCCAGGAAGCGCCAGAGCCGTTGCCGTTCCGCCTGACATATTCCAGAGTTTGCCGTTGCAAGCGCCGATCAGGACGCCCGTTGCGCCGTTTTGGTAGGCTACCAGCGTTTTGACGGCTGGACCCGTTGCGGTCGTTAAGGTGCTGTCGAAGGTGATTTTCGTTGAGTCAAATGTCGCAACTGTTGAGTCGAATGTCGGGACGGGAAATATGACCTTCGAATAGCCGCTGTATCCGGGGCGAACGCGGCAGCAGCCTTGATCGGGAAGCCAATTAACAAGAACGCGCGCCTCGTCCGGCTGGAGCGCTTGCACGCTGTCGCGCGTGTTGAGGCCCTTGACCGGAGCGGGAAAGGGCGCGAACTGGCCAGCCGATGCGCCCTTGTTTGGGGGAAGCATGGAGGCCGAAGGGAAGATTTTGCGGCTGACCATCGGCTAATGGCCAAAATTTGTATCTGGAATCAGCCCTTTAGTCAGGACATTCCTCGGTATACCCGTAACATCAATCAATGGAGGCGGCGAAGCATCAAACGATTCTGCTTGAATAGCGTCGAGGTAATTGGCCTTGTCGTCGTCGTAAGGAAGGCCGTTACTTGCCTTCCACTTATACATAAGGCCGAGCTTCATCAAATCTTCGGCGTCGGACACATTCCCGGCTGCGGTGATCGTAAATCGCACCGTGTCCGTATCGGCGAGGAAGGTGCTCTGCGGCGTGCCATCGGCAGCAGCGGCCCATGTGTTGGAATAATAATCAAACGCCAGCGTGCGAATATCGGTCGGCGTCGGAGCAATCGCGAGTTGCCCGTTTTCGATGCGGAACCAGAACCGCATGCCGAACGTCACGAAGCCCGACTTGAGCAAGCCCCAAAATGCGTCGGTCGCGGCACCCATCAGCGGCCAATGCGATGTCCGGTCCCAATGCGTCATGGGCGAGAAGCGGCGGAAATCGGGCGGGCAGGCGTAATATTCTTGGTTCGGAACCGTCTGGAAGGCGTAATTTTGCTTCAGCGTCGGCCATTGGTACGACCGCATGAGGTCTTTGCCGATGCTGCGGCACATGGCCAGCGCTTTGACGGCGGTCGGGTCCGAGTTGCCGACGATGGACGAGGGGATGGAGACGCCGCCGCCGATCTCTGAGAGTGCGTCGGAGATAATCGAAGCGAGACTCAATGAACCAATCCCTTCAAATCATGGCATAGTGGCGTCATGTTTGACCCAATCCCCGCCGACATCTGGCAGCGTCTTCTCTGGTTCGATCCCGCGAAATTGCCGCGCATTGGTAGGCCGGTTCTCGTGCTCGACGCTCGCAAGGGGTTCTGCATCGGCATTTATCGCGGTCGTCGTCTGATCGAGGTGCTTCATGGCAACGTCCCGGTTGAGCCTGAGAGGCTTCCGAAACGTTGCCGAGAGAGGTATCAGGCGGCAACGTCAGGCTTCGGAACTGGCGTGAAATCGACATAGTAATAGTCGCCGATCACAAGCTGTTCGGCCGCCTTCGGATTGTCGATCTGAAACTCGGCAAATCCGCTCGGCGTGGCCTTCTGAAAGCCAGCATCCTCTTTGCAAATCTCGGGGTCATAGATGCAGCGAAAGATCGCCTTTGATCCATTCCAAGACTGCGCGAACACGTTCTCAAGCTGCATTTTGCAACGAATACCCATGATAGCCCCCTAAGCCGCAATCTCGTCATAAGCCACGCCGTCCGCGCGCTCATTCCGCTTGAGCCAAGCCTTCGCCTTCGCGCGATACCCGTCCCAATTCGCCGGCCCAAGCTGCGGGATGATGAAATCCGACAGGTTCGCCAGCGCCTCGATGGTCACGACGCCGTTCGCGTTCAGCGTTTCAAGCGAGCGCTTCGGAATGCCGCGGAGTTCGGCGAGCGGTGTGCCGTCAACGTGATATTCCTCGTCTTCGTACAGATCCGGCCCCGGCTCATGATCGACGGGGTGGCCCTGCGCTTCGACGGCTTCGATACGCTTCAGTTCGTTCAGGAGCGCGGCCTTCTTCTCGGCCATACTCGAACCTTTCGCGACGCGCGGCTTGTACTCGCCGATCAGCGACGGGTGAATGCCAGCGGTCCCGCCGAAATACTGATCCGGCAAGTCCTCATCGCCATACTTCGAGATGTATTCGGCGAACGCCTCGGGAAAGCGCGCCTTGTACGCCATGATGTTGACCGACTTGATTGGATCGATCGTCGTGCCCGGCACCGTTGACATAGCGCAGCGCGTTTCCATGCACGGCGTCCATTTCAAGATTTCCTCGCCGAAATGATGCGACGCGACAAGATCAAGCTCGGCGCTTTTGACGATGGCGCCATGCACCATCGGCTGGCGATTGCCCTGCGTATCGACAATATAACTGTCGGTCGCGGGATACATCTTCGTTAATACATGGCGTTCGCCAAGTACTGATGGATTTTCGTAACTCAAGACTTAAAACTCCCTGTAGATATCAAGAATAGACTGTGCCCCAATTGGTGCCGTTATCCATCAAGCGCAGGAACGCGCCTTTGTTTGCGCCGACCGTGATGGCTGCGTTTGCAGACCCGCCGTTGATTTTCCCACTGGAACCGACAGGCGGATAAACGGTGATGGTCGAGCCGGTTGCGTTGAATACCCAATAGCCGTCGCCCGTGCTTGCCCAGGTCGGCAGAGAAACGCCGCCCGTGCCGGATGTGACGAGGCTGTTGCATGTCGTGATAACAGTCGCGCCAGCCTGCGTTGAGCCCGCAGCGGCGACGGCGGCATTGATGGAGCCTTGCAGCGCGTTGGATTGGCCAGCCGGAAAGCTTCCGCCGATGAGTTCTGAATCAAGCATGTGATTTCCTTCAGTGTTGTTCTTTGGGAATCAAGAGGATGTCCATGCGATACCGCTCGGCTACGCGGTAGCCGAACGTCTCGCAGATCCAGTCCGGCGTTTCGCCGTGGGCGACGCCGTATCGTGTCGAAAGCCCGTTGTCCTCGATGGTGATCACGGGCCGGAATTTGCGGATCGTGTCCGCAGCGCCTTCGAGGGCGCGCTTTTCGTAGCCTTCAACGTCGAGGCAGATCGCGTCGCAGGCGGCGAGGTTGAGGCTGTCGATGGTGACGATTGCGACCGCTTCGCCTTGCGCGAGATAGCGACCGGACGAGTTTTGAAATCCGTCAACCGCAATGCCTGCGTATCCCGGCTTATCGCCGAGCGCATTGTTGTAGGCGACGACAGGTGAGGCATCGATGCAGTTCCGCATCAGAGCCTCATAGTTGAGCGGGTCCGCCTCGAACGTCACGACGCGGGCAAAGTGCTTGGCCAACTCTTTCGGCCATATGCCAACGTGTCCGCCCGCCTGGACAACGGTCCCGCGTCGGCCGCAGTATTTGAGCACTTCCTGCACGTCGAGCGCGGTATTGTCGTTCAGGATGTAGACCGAAGTCGCGTCGCCGTATGGCGTCAAAAACCCTTCCACCTCGATGAACTTGCCGTCGATGATTTCAACTGGCGTCGCCTTCTTCGCGACGATCCAGGCTAGAAGCCCTTCGCCGGCCGCCGAGATCGAGCAGCCGTTTTCGATGAGCGTATCAACGAGCGTGTTGAACTCGTTCGCCTGTGTCGCCATCCACGGCGCGCATTGAAAAACGCGGTGCTCGCAGATAACCGTGAGCGCCTTTTCGCCCTCGTTCAAAGGCTGCGGATAGGAATGGTGCTGCCCGTCGATATAGCAGCCATCCATGCCGTAGAGATGCAGCTTGCGATACCCGGACAGGTAGGCCAGCAGCATCGCCTTCAAGCCGACCGTGGAGCCGCCACCGAGCAAATGCGTGGGCTGTTCGCCCGGCATCGCTTCAAGAAGCTCCTGCACGCCTTCCGTGGCGTTGTGGTAGAGCGTCACCTTCGCGTCATGCGGCACCGTCTCAAACACGCCAGGATGGCACTGTGAGGCGATGAGAAAATCAAGCTCCCAATGAGGCAGAGACACGAATGCGGCGTTCTCGGGCCGCGCATCGAGGATCACAACGGCATCAGGGCGAATGGAGTGGTCGCAGAGATATTTCGCGGCGCCGTTCAGCGCCCAAATCTTGCCGCCAGCCGCTTTCGCCGCGCGGATTTGGCTGATATTCGCGCCGAGCGAGGGACCGCCGCCGCAGATAAGCACGAAGCCGTCATGCTCGGGTTGAATGTCGAACCACGGAACGTCGCGCGCACAGGCTGAATGGAAGTTCGCCAGGATGCGCTCGTTTTCCGTGTTGCAGATCACGTCAAGTTCGGCGTGCGAGATGCCGCCCAGCTTCCAGACTTCCGGCACCCAGCCACCGTCGATGAGGTGCGGCTTGTTCTCGGGGCCGTGGAAACAGACGACGCTTGCGCCTTCCGGCATGCGACGCCCGAGCTTGCGAAATGAAACGAACCGCTTCGGAAACATATCCTGCCAGAAATCGACAGGCTTGGTGCCCATGCAGCGCTGAATCCACTCTTGGTCGCCTTCCTCGCAATGAGGGAAGCAGGCACGTTCGAACGAGGTCCAGATGTCGGTCAGGCCAGGAGCGCCGACACGCCAGCCCATGAAAGCGCTTCCGAAGCCGTGCGCGCGGTCCATGACGTTGTGCAGGATTGCGAAATCACCGCGGTAGGCCAGAATTTCATCGAGCCGCCCGGTGATCAAGTTGTCGAGATCCGAGAAGAAGACGTGATCGCCATCCTCGAAGACGCCCGACTTGAAAAGGGCCAGCTTGTTATACCAGCCCGATAGACCGGGATGGGGCAGGGGGCGAACGCGGACGCCTGGAATGTACCCGGCGTCAGGTTGATCGGTGAAGACGACGAACTTTCCTTGATAGCCTTCGGCTAGGTTGCGCGAGATCGAGTCGAACAGGTTGTTGACGTACTCAGCGCCGCGAGATTGGTAATTGCCTGCGTTTACGCAGCAGATGGTGATAGACAAAAGGGCTCCCCCAAATGAAAACCGCGCAGCCGAAGCCGCGCGGGGTAGTAGTGTAAGAAGTGTAAAGTTGTGTAGGTTAGGTTATTTACGTGCGTTCGGCCCGTTCCAGGCGTTCGCACGCTTGATGGTCAAGGCGTCCTTCAGGGGCCAGCCCATACGAATGCGCTCATAAACGCGACGCCATTTCATGCCGTGCATTTCGGAAAGCTCGGCTAGAGACTTCATCTCGCCGTTCCATTCGAAATGAGGGGAAACCTCCCGATTTCTGATCTGCTCTTTTCGTGTTGCCCAGTAGCAATTCCCGGGTTCGTAATTGCCGTTGTTGTCTCTGCGTTCAATGCTTTTCCCGCCAGGTTTGACACCCATATCCTCAAAGAAATTAATAAAAGAGTGCCAACGCTCGCAGACCACAATCCCTCGACCACCATAGCGATGATACCAACGGTTATTTTTGTTGTAGCATCGCCCTTTCATTTGCGCCCAAGACATATAAGTTGGCGTCTTTTCCATTCCGTGCTCGCGGCACCAATCCTTACCCTTACACCCGCAGGATGTGCTCGTGCCATGAACAAGTGTTGCAGAAAGAACAGGTTTTATTTCACCACAAGAACATTTACAGACATATCTTATAGGCGTCCCGAGGCATCTTTCTAAAACAAACCAATCTCCAAACTGTTTTCCAGAAATATCTTCATGTTTCATGTATTGGCCTCCATGTTCTGAGGCCAATACATTACACCAATGCTAGAACAAGGTCAACTATGTTATCTGACCTTGGAGGTGGGGCCTCGAAATTGTGACCACGATGGTTGAGGTCGTAGATGTCACAGAAGACAAGTTCGCAGAGCGAGCGCCGAGAATTTGAGTTCCAGACGAAGCGACGGCTTTCACTCGCCCGGCGTTTGCGCCAAGATAAAGTGAAACCTGCTTTAGAATCTGGACCGCATCCTTTTTGGCGACGGCATTGCCCTCGATGATGTACCAGCCGTAGCTCGACGCCACGTTGGCCGACATCGCCCAGGCGACAGGAGCCCCCGTGTTGCCCGCGGTCCTCAGAGGAATCGCGGTCTGGTAGGTTGTCGCGTTGTACGTGACCATCGTCCCAACGGTCGTGTTGGCCACGCCGAGCAGATAGATGAACTCGCCGTGTCCATAGGTTGGGTCCCAGCCCGAAACAATCGTGCCGAGCGGGTGAAGTGCAGTCGTTGAGGTGTCGGCGATTGCCTGAGCACCAATGCCCCCAGAGGAGGATACAGTATAAGCCATGTTAAGTTATTCCTGATGAGGTTTTGGACCGCGATTGATCTTTGGCGTGCGAAGCGCCCGATCCAAATCCCAGCCCGTTTTCAGCCTGTTTCTTAAGATTGCAGGCTTGATGCCGAAGCGCTCAGCCAACGTAAGCAGCGGAACTTTTTCGCCATCAAAAACGACATATGTCGTGCAGTCTCTATTTCTTTGCTGCTGCGTTGGCGTCGCCCATCGGCAATTATTTGGGCTATACCCCTCATCATTGCGCTCGCGATCCAAGCTTGTCCCAGCAGGACGCTCGCCCATGTCTTGAAGGAAGCTTTCAAAGCTGTGCAGCCACCGATCGCAAACTGTTATCCCTTTCGCTCCATATCTTTGAAACGATGGATCAGATGGATTTGTGCAGCGCTGACGCATTGAGTCCCAACTTTTAAAAGTTGGAGTTCCTGTCATGCCATGCGTGCTGATGGCTTCTCTATGGAGACAGCCACAGGACCGACTTTTCCCAGAAGTAAGGAGGCCGGTCCTTATGGGCTTTATGGTTCCGCATTTGCATTGACAAATCCAGAGCCAATATCCCTGTTCATCCCTATGAGATCTAGAGAGAACCTTTAGATAACCAAAGGTTTCCCCAGAAACGTCCAGTCTTCGCGGCTTTCTCTTTTGCATAACAAAAGAGAATATGTGATTCGCCGATTTTTTGCAAAGATTAGAGCCTTAAAGTCTGTTCAAAATTACGAACAGACCACCCCTTGCAAACTTCTGTTGCTTGAGGTCAAGTTCCCACCCCAATATACAGGGATAACAACAGCGTCCTGATTGACCGCCGTTTTCTCGGGATCAACTACGAAGTTGCGTTCGCGGTGAGGTCTATAGTGGAAGTAGTCGGTGTTAAGCAGATAAATACGTGTCCCGGTCGTCTCGTTGGGATCATAATACATATCTGCCGTATTGTACTTGATGCCGCCAGGGAAGCCAGCGCCCGCATTACCTTGTCCGTCGCCCGTAAAGCGCTGCTGAGATTGCAGGCTTTCGAGGTAGTAGAGGTAATAGGTCAGGCCACCCACAACGAGGTCAGGCTTGTCGGTCCCACGGAGGGTCTTGTGCCAGACGAGGTTGAGAGCGTGCTGGATGGTGGTTGCAGAAGCGGTGACGCTGTTCCCGCTGAAAGAGTAATATTGGCTCTGCCACCAGGCGTTGCTGTCTTGGGCGATGCCACCAACGGTTGAAGCCGCAGTCGGCAGGTCCGGGACAAGGTACTGCAAGCCGCCAATCGAAAGGCCGCTGTTTTCGGTGTTGCTGTAGAACAGAGCCGCCGCGACGTTGTTCTGCAACGTCTTCTCGGTGGCCAGGATGCGCGACTTGATCAGGCTGAACTTGCGTTCACGCCCGTCATTCTGCATCTGTTCGAGGCCGGAGATCGTGACGTTCGCGTTCGCCTGTTTCCAGTCGAACTGAGCGGACGTGATGGTATTGGATGCAGCAATGTTAAGTTGCTGATAGCCGTTATACCACAAAAATGTACCATTTGTATTGTAAAGCAAATTTTCCAGCAGAGTATATCCGCCGTCTGCCTCGTCGGTATTCCCCTTCTCCTGAAGTCTCTTCAGTAAAGGGACGTGCTTGAGGACGTTATCAGCGAGGGTTTCCCGATAGTCAGCGAGAGTTGTACTCGTGATTTCAGTCCATGTACTATTTGGGATAGCCACGGGCTATTTTCCTTACATTCCGCGTTGTTGGAATGCGTCCCTAAGTGCTTCATCGAGCGATTTCTTCTGCATCACCTGGGCCGGCGCGCTTCCGCTGTGTCGCGGTTTCACGCTGACGGCGCTCTTGGCGCGGGTCTTCTCAAGTTCGGCTTCTGCGGCTTTCCTAGCCTCTTCGGCGGCAGCTTTGATCTGCGCCTGGATGCTCGCCTTTGTCGTCGCCTGATGCTGCTGGCGATACTCAGGATTGGCCCACACCGCGTCTTCGTAGGCGCGCTGAAGCTTGTCCGAATAGGTCAGCTTGGCGTGTTCAGGGTTGACATTCAAATCGTTGATGATCGGCAGCATGTGCATCCACACCTTGTCGAGGTGTGGGTGTGCGAGATTGCCGCTTTCATCGACCGCGTTGCCAAAACTCTGTATGGCCGTTTGCGCGTCATTGAGGCGCGCTTGTTCGCTCTGTGCCTGACGCTGCTGCGCGCTTTGCGTGGCAGCCTGCCAGACGCCCTCTAGGGCCGCGAGTTTTTGTTGAAGCTTGGCCACTGTGGGATCGACTTGCGGCTGCCCTGCCGGGTCCGCGTCGGCCGCCTGTGGGTCTCCGAATCCTAATTGATCGGGAGAGATGCGAGCCTGCTGGATGATGTTCTTCGCGAACCCAACCGGGTCCGAAAGGTAGGCATCTTCGAGGTTCAGCAACTCCGCAAACTTCTTGCCTTCGGTGACGCCGGTCTGCTGCATCCGTTGCCGATGGTGCGGCTGGATGACGGCTTTAACGTCCTCGGCAAGCTTTGCGTCTTCCGCGAGCTTCATCGTCTTCTTGGTGAAGCCTCCGGTAAGGTTCTTAACGAGCTTGCTTAGAGCTTTTCGAACCTCAACAGGAGCCTCATCGAACGCTTTCCGCTCGTCGTCGTCCCATGTTTTCGGCGCAAAGGGGCCTTCCTTGTCGAGATCGACTTCGGGGGTTGCCTTCTTTGCCTGGTCGGCTTCGGCCTCTGGCTCGTCCTTGTCGGATTTATCCGTCTTTTGTGGTTTGTCGGATATTTCCGGATCGGTTTTTTCGACATCTTCCGAAGTTTCAGCCTTTTTCGCAGATTTCCCGCGTTTTTCGGCTTTATTTTCGGTGTCTTCCGGCTTTTCGGCCTTGTCGGGCGTGTCTTTTGGCCGAGCAGCCTTGGCCTCGTCCTCGCCCTTTGGTTCAGGCTTGGATTTGGCGGGCTTGCTGGCCGGAGTCTCGTCCGTTTCGCTGTGTGAACTTCTTCTATCTTTGCGTCGGTCGATAGACTTGGTTTCTGCTGATTCAATATTGGAGCGCAAGATACTGTTAAGGTCTGCGCTTGCGTCCCGAGTTTTTGGCTCGGTGCTAACGGCGTCAGAGGAAGGCTGCATCATTCTGTTTGCTCTGTTTTATTCCTGAATTATCAAGTGATTACGCTTCAAGCATCAGAACGAATCACGTACATTCATCGCATGATTTTGAATCGCGGATACTCTTTCCGGCTTTACGCCACCGAAGACCAGGAGCGGACTTTCGCTCAATGGACCGGAGTGTGCCGCGCGGTTTACAACGCTGCGCTGTTTCAGCGTGAGCACTTTAGCCGCAAGGGACGGTTCGTTGGTTTCCACGAGAACGCCGCAGACCTAAAGCTTTTGCGCCGAGAGTTCGATTGGATAGGGTCCGTCTCACAAACAGCAGAGATAAATGCCATTAGAGACTTGGACATTGCTTTTAAAAACTTTTTTTCTGGCCGATGCGGCTTCCCGAAGCCGCGCCGGAAGTTTCGGGACGAGAGCTTTCGCATCGAGGCGCGCGAATGCCCAGTGCGCCGGTTGAATGCGAGTTGGGGCGAAGTCCGGTTGCCGAAGATCGGCTGGATACGTTTCAGACAGTCCCGCGAGTTCCCCAATGGGGCAGACTTTCGCACCGTGACGGTAATCAAAATTGGCATTCACTGGCACGCATCTTTTGCTGTTCGTTTTAAGGTAAATTCCGAACCAAATTTGAAGCCTGCTATTGGGGTAGATCGCGGTGTCGCCAACTCCATCGCCCTTTCGACGGGTGAACTTGCCTCTGTGCCGATTGAGCGTCTTCGCATTTTCGACAGGCGGAACCGAAAAGCGCAACAGGAAGCCGCTCGCCGCAAGCGTGGATCGAAGCGCTATGCCAAGTCCCGCCGCCGCGCCGCCGCGTGCAAGTCCAAGGCCGCACGTATCCGCAAGCATTGGAACCACCAAGCCACCACGGCCCTTGTGAGCCGGTTTGGCGTGGTCTGCATAGAAGACCTGAAGACCTCGAACATGACCGCCAGCGCGCGCGGAACGGTCGAGGAACCGGGCCGGAACGTCCGGCAAAAAGCTGGCCTCAATCGTTCGATCTTGGAGCATGGCTGGTATCAGTTTGAAACTTTTTTGACCTACAAACTCGCCGCGTCAGGCGGCACTCTCGTCAAGGTTAACCCGCGAAACACATCACGGACCTGTCCTATCTGCGGCTCAATCGATGCGCGCAACCGCGAAAACCAAGCTCACTTTCGCTGCATCGAATGCGGTCACGAAGCCCACGCTGACGTGAACGCGGCCATCAACATACTTCGGGCCGGAACGCGGCCCTCGGAACGGGCGAAAGTCCGATGCCGAGAATCTCGGATCGCGGCTTAGCAATTCGAAAAAATCCCATCTTAAAATCATGGGAAGACGTTAACCGTTTCGCTTGGTTTATCTTCGAGCTATTCACCAAACTTCGACCGCTCAGCGCGGAATACTCCAGCGCTCATCGAGCGGATTCCAGTCCTTACGCGCCTGGTTCAAAAGCGTCTGTCGCGCCGCCTTGATGCGGGCTTCGACGGTGATTTCGTCGTCGCTCTCGAATGTGATAAAGGCGTCGTGATCGCCGAGCCGCACCGGAACGCGGCCCTTGAACACGCCGCCAACCTGCCTACGGATCTCGTCTTCGATCGCCGCGTTACTTAGTCGCCAAACTTCGACCATTCAAAATTTACCCCCGGCGTCGGCTCAGCCAAACGCTTCTGATGCTCCTTGGTGATATGATCCGTCCACGCCTTCGGATCGCACTCGCCGCACTGCCGAACGCCGTGCCTGCGGTTGTGCGCGGCGAGTTGGCTGCGGCTCGTGATGAACGTGCCATCGACCGGCGACTTGAATCCGCCCTCGGGGTATACGCTAGACAGGTCGCCCATCACGCGCGGCGAGGGGAGATCGGAGCGCTGGCCCTGGAAGTGTTGCTTCTGTGCGCTGTGCAAATCGCGCCAACGGCGCAAATGGGCTTGGCTGTCTTTCGATTTCAAGAAGGACAGGTCAAGGCCGGACATTGAAATAGCCATTATTGTTGAGCCACAAGCTGTTGCTGTCGCGCCAAGTTTTTCGCGCGCCCTGCTTCGCAAAAAAGTTTGAAATCCTCTTCGGTGCAGAAAACTTCAATTAAGCGCGGTCGGCCATTCTCGATTACATTCACAGCGCGCCACGCTTTCATTATTGCATCACGCCTGCGCCTATGCGGCAAGTCGTGTTAATGTCCTAGCCACTATCTGCATCAACGCAGTTCTACCCGCGTCGATGGGATGTGTCTTGTCACCGCTAGCGTAAAATCCATTTGCGACATAGGCTGCGGCTGTAGCGTCAGTGTAATCCGATGTATGCCACGGAGATCCCGAAACCCGGATATCAGCGCACGCCACGCACCCCATAGATCGATATTCTGTGGAGTGATAGGCGTTTACTGTGTC